AACACTTGACATTTGGACTGGGTTTTGGTATAATAGTTATGTAAGATGAGAGTTGGGTAGCCCCCTTCATTCCCCCTCAACGAAAGGCGCAGGAGGGAAACTCTCGAAACCCTTTAATGAGAGAAAAAATGATTGTTGATAGAGAAAGCGAATTTGGTGGAATTGATTTGAGTCTAAACAGAAGTTTAGAAGAATTAATCAGTTCTTATTTTGAGGCTCACGGAGCCGGAATAGAGTTGGATGAAGATACTCGTCCTGAAGAATTAGATGCCTACTACGCATTAGAAAATTACCTTGCAGATATGGGGGCAATATGAGAATTATCTTGAATGGAAAAGTTGCCAAGAATGTAACAGTTACAAAACATGAAGGCAAATATATTGGTTATAGTTTACGAAACAATAGCGGAAAGAAATGGTCTTTGGTTCGTAATCGTAAAGATGACAGATATCTTGGAGTTGTAAATCACGGCTCGATGTATAATCACAAGTTTCGTGGTTATGAATGGTTATCTGATGAAACTGGAGATTTAGTAGGAGTTTGTTAATTATGAGAAATGAAATTGAAGTATTATTAGAAGCAATGAGGGAAGATTATAAACGATGGACTTATGCCGCTAAAGGTAGAGGATCGTTTTCTAATCCAGATATTGAAAAAGAGATGACCGAAAATTATTGTAATGGTCTTGAAGTTACTGAAGGTAGTCGTTATTGGAAGATTACGGGTACAAGTGGTAGTGGAGCACAAAGATCAGTTAAAGGTTTTATTTGTAAATCCGGAGATAAGAAATTCCTAGAAGGTGATATGTTGAAGCCCGCAGGTTGGGCGGCACCCGCTAGAAACTTTGCCAGAGGCAATGTACTTACTGGCAAAGGTGTTAAAATGGTTCGTTGGACTGGGATAGGTTAATATGATAATGAGTGTGAAAATTATTGGAATAAGTATTTTACTTTTTATGTTAGCTACTTATATTTCCTTTTTTTCTGGACTAAGTTTTTGGTTTACTGACTTTATGGCATTTTTAAGATATATAAATTTTCCAATCGAAGGTTGGTACTTTTTAGACAAATATATTTACAACGGAGCATTATGAAATAGCCTAAGCATTCTGAGTAGGTGGATGGTGATTTGGATCTGAGATGGTATCCGTTCGTAGACGGCTCTATCAGGGTAACTCCCCCTAGTTGGCTCAGAGGTAGGAATGTGATGTGGATTGATTACAGTTAAAATACGTTGGACTGTATTTCCAGAGAGGTGATGACGATTCGTGAGAAGTTCGCAGACTCAAGACTTTGGAAATCGAAGTACAAGGATCAATCCATGGCTTCTTTTTTATAGAGAAATAAAATGGCAAGAAAAAAAATAAAACCACTTAAAAAGAAACGACAACTTACTGAGAAACAAAAAGAGGCTCAAAGATTGCGTCTTGCAGAAATGAGGGCAAAGAAGAAACCGCCTGAATATAAAAATGTCAGTAAGTATGTTTTATCACTTGATGATGAAGAACCATATTCCTTAAAAAATGTAAAAGATTGGATTAAACATAATAAGGAAATGGTTTCAATGCTTCAAGCACGAGCACGAAATAGAGAGACATCTTTAAAGGATAAACAACACGCTCTCAATCAAGCTGATGATAAAAAAGCATATATTAGATACATTGAACATTATATTAAAACCGGAGATTGGATTGGAATGTTTTCAGGAAAAGATGAAACAAATAAAGTAACTCCTAAGTGTGTTGCTATGGCATATTATTCAGATGGAACACCGAAAAGAGATGTTGGTGTATATTATCCAGATATTAATATGGTATGGAAACAAGATATGATTGAAGCAGATTACAATATTACAAAATCTGAACTCCATCACCTATCAAAAACAGTTGCAATAACAGATAAACAATTTACAGCGGACTTATGATTTGTTCTTATTGTTACGAAACAAATACTGTTGGAGAATTTGATGTTAGTAAGTGGTGGAATAATCCACCCGATTCAGTTTGGGTATGTTCAAAAAAATGTTATAATGAACTTGAAAAACTTGTCAAAGATGGAACTTGGATGGATCACAAACCAGCAGCTATCTTTGGTAAGAAGAAACGTAAACCGAGCCCTAGTTTTGATAAACCCTCTCCTAGAGATAAGGGGCCGGAGTCAGTAACAGATAAACAATTTACAGGTGATTTGGGAAAGTTTATGACTTGACAATTTAAATATACATGTTATAATATAAGAGATATTAAAAATACCACAGGGGTAATCGTAGGGGTTTTTCTCCGCCTGGTTTTAGTCACGAACTAGGTACATAGACCCATTCTCTCACTACGAAAGCAGAATTGCTCTCCTGTGGTATTACTATATAATACAGTAGTTTATAATTAATTATGGAGATGTAATGGTTAAAGCAGTGAATGTTGATGAATCCCCCAATACTTTAGGAAAACCCCCCAAAAAATCTAGTGATGGTTCTCTCACGATTGAAAATCCTGACGCAGAAGTGGAATTTGTTATTAATACTGAGAATGATAATTTACAATTAGATGCTGTATCTGATAAAGCAATCGGTGGTACAGAGTTAATGAGAAATTGGCTTTTTACAGAATTAGATAAAAGAGAGCCTGGAATAAAAGAAAAGTTTCAATTCATTAGTACTAGAGTCAGAAGCTTAGAACCTGATAAACAGAGAATTCTTTGGATACATGATCTTGCAAATGATCCAGAAGTACAACATTTAAAAGATAAAGAAAAATGGGATCATTTTGAACGAGTAGTTTTCGTTAGTCATTGGCAACAACATCAATTTAAAATGTTGTTAGGATTTCCTTATGAAAAAGGTGTAGTAATTCAGAATGCAATTTATCCTATTCCAGAACATGAAAAAACAAACGATGGTAAGATCAATGTGTGTTATTTTTCTACACCACATAGAGGATTGGAATTACTTTTGAATGCGTGGGAATTCATGAGGGAAAAACTTAAGAAGGGATTAAATGCTGAGTTAAACATTTATTCAAGTTTTAAGATTTATGATCGTGGACATTTAGATGAACAGTTTAGACACATCTATAAACGAGCAAAAGAAATGGATGGTGTTAATTATTATGGTACTGTTACGAATAATGATATTAGAGAGATGTTACCTAATCAACATATTATGGCATATCCAAGTGTCTACGAAGAAACAAGTTGTCTCACTTTAATTGAAGCAATGAGTGCAGGGTGTTTGGGTGTAGTTCCTAATCTTGGAGCGTTGCCAGAAACAGGAGCAAACTTCCCGTGGATGTATGGATTCGAAGAAGACCCAGATAAACATCAACAAGTAATGGGTCATATTTTGAGTAGAGCTATAGCCCATTTCTGGGATGATGATGTACAAAATCTTTTGAAGATACAACGAAGTTATTTTGATATGTTTTATAATTGGGATTTACGTGGTGGACAATGGTTACAATTTTTACACGCTATAGAAGATCCACCTGAAGTGAAAGCACAAAAAGCATCTGTTCGAAAAGAAGTGGAAGAAGCTGAATTTGAGATAATAGATAAAGATGGCACAGCTAGTTGATTTTTCACAAATTTTTATCGGTTCATATATGACCGCATCCAAATTTAGTTCAGTAGATATGGATGTGATTAGACCCGCTGTATTGAATACATTACGTTTATATAGAACTAAATTCGTTGCCGAGTTTGGAGAATTAATTCTATGTTGTGATGATCGAAAGACTTGGCGTAAAGAAATATTTCCAAATTACAAGGCGTCTAGGAAAAAGACTAGAGCGGCCACTTCAATAGATTGGGATAATTTATACGAATGTTTGAATGTATTAAAAGGAGAATTAACGGAGTGGTTTCCTTATAAATTAATTCAAGTAGAGAAGGCAGAGGCAGATGATATTATTGCTATATTGGTTGGATTGATAAATGAAAGGAATTTGATATTATCAAGTGATAAAGATTTTGTTCAATTACATCAATTTAATGTTAGACAATATTCCCCTATGCAAAAGAAATTTGTAGAAGGAGATGCTAAGTGGAATCTCCATGAAAAAATTATAAAGGGTGATGTTGGAGATGGTGTTCCAAATATTATGAGTGATGACAATGTATTTATAGATGAAGGAAGGCGCCAGAAACCAATAACCAAGAAGAAAGTAGATGCTTGGTATGAACTAGATCCAGATATGTATTGTAGTAGTGAGATGTTAAGAAATTATAATAGAAACAGACAGTTAGTTGATTTGGGTGAAGTACCTGAGTCAATTCGTATAAATATAACTAAACAATTTGAAATGGTTGCAGTTGGTGATAGAAAAAGATTACTCACATATTTTATAAATCATAGATTGAAAAACCTTACAGAAAGTTTATCGGAGTTTTAATTTATGGCGATAAGAAGTATTCCATTAATTTTTGAAGATGTTGCAGCTGCGAATTCCATTGAGGCTAGAAAAAAAGTCTTATTGGAAAATCAATCAAATCCTCTAAAGGACTTATTAAAATATGCCTTTCATCCAGATATAAAATTTGCTCTACCTTCCGGAGCTCCGCCATACAAATGTATCGGTTCTCCTGATGAGTATAATCCCACATATCTATATCCCAATATTAGAAAATTTTATCTATACATTGAAGGGGGTCATGACGGACTTACTCCGTTGAAAAGGGAATCACTTTTTATTTCGATGTTAGAAGGACTACATCCTAAAGAGGCTGAAGTTGTAATTCAAGTTAAAGATAAAAAGTTAAAGTATAGAGGTTTAACTTATAAATTAGTAAAAGAAACTTTTCCAGAAATATTACCATAATGTTAGATGTAAATAAATTTGAAAATAGGATAGTTAAATTTAAGAGGATCGCTGAAGGTGGTGCGGTATCGGAAAGTAAAGCCGAAATTCGCCGAATGGTTTATGATAAATCTTCAGCACATCCCCGTTCCTTAACGGCAAGGTTTGTTGGCCCACCTCTAAATGCAATAATGACTCTAAACTATGATGTTGATAAATCATGTTTTAGAGGGGGTTTGGGTCCGGATATAATAGAATCTGATTTCGATATTTCAGAGTTTATTAAGACCGCACAATTAGGTAATGCAGATGTTGTCGTAAAAAGCCCTAAAAGAAATAGGTCTAAATTAGGTTAAGGAATAGTAACCCAAATAAAAGAGGATTATGAAGAAATATTTTCTACTTCTTATTTTATTCATTGCTTCTGTTGGTGCTGCAAGTTCACCAGAAACATCTCCCAAAGGAGATTTTTATTATATGCATCCACGAAATACAACCACAGCTGGATTGATAGAAATTGCAGATACTATTGTTAGAAAAAGTCTAGTAGTAGACGACAAAGAAGTTACATGTATGGCAAAGAATATTTTCTTTGAAGCTGCAATCGAAAGCACTGCAGGAAAATTAGCTGTAGCCCATGTAACATTAAATAGAGTTGATTCAAAATACTTTCCAAGTACTGTTTGCGAAGTTGTCTATGAAGGACCACATTATACTGGTGCAAATGGTACACAATATCCAGTAAGGGATCGTTGTCAATTTTCTTGGTATTGTGATGGTAAAGGAGATGATCCAAGAGAGGGATCAAGATTGTGGGAAGATGCACAAGAGTTGGCAAAATATGTTTTATTGAGATCAGAAGAATTGCCAGACATTACAGATGGTGCTCTTCACTATCACGCCAATTACATTG